GAGCTATGATGTAATAGTCCTGAAGATAAAGATGTACAGCCTATAGATATTTATTATTCTATACTTGGTGACACATCAACAAGCAACTTGGCTTGTAACTATCGTTTCAGTATTTATCCTTATAACCAAGCAGTTGTATCATCAAGGTTTGAACTTGTTGGAACATCTTATGTAACTGCATTAAGTACTCAAGGTGTATCACCAAACATCTTTACTGAGTATGTAAACGGCCAAGGCAACAATGACATGGCAGTTGAAAATAATGTTGCTTATGTCTTGAAATACAACCTTAACCAAGAGCCTTTGTTCTTGTATTCTGGTTCAAGTGCATCAAGCATTACACAAACATCAACATCAGGTAATGGTGGTTCATCTGCTACTGATGAAAACTCAAAGACAGATGTTATCAACTTCTTTGTACTTCAAGGTCAGTTCTATGGATGCATAAACAACAAGATATATAGCTTAGTTTACAATAATGGTGTAATATCTTCACAGGAAGCTATTGTTGATATAAGAGGTTTGCAGTTTGTTGGAAATACTCCTGCTATTGCATTCTTCTGGAGCCCAGTATTAAGAGCAATGTATTCATTCACAGGTGATGCCCAGCTTAACCACATTTATCATGCTAACAAGTTTGATAAAGTGTTGTTGAATAAGAGAACAACATTCTATGATGAGTCAACTCAGTCAATATTTATTCCAACAGATGCTGGTTTGTTCATTATTGGTCCTAAGAACCATTACATCATTGAAGACTGGAAGAATGTTTCCTACTGTCAGTTCAGTAGTGATGGTGTAACACATGTAACAAACAATGATGAAACTATTGACTTTGTTTACTATCCAACTGATGGATATGAGCCATTGCCGCTTAACTTAAAGACTTGCTTATATGGTTCAGGAAGCACTGCAGTTGGTTCTATTGACAGATGGTCTATTCGTCTCTTTGACTATAACATGGAGAAGCCAGAAACTTACATTACAGTAGGAACTGAAACACTTACTGACATTGGTGTAAAGTCTGATGAAAAGACATTCAAAATTAAGCCTTCAATGTGGGACTCACTTAGTAATTCAATACTTATCAACTATAACCCACAGAAGATAGAAGGCACTGGTGTAAGGTTGTATGTAAAAACTCCTATGATGATAGAAAGCATTACTCCTTCTGTTCAGCAAAGAGCACAAAGTACACTTTCTCGTCATAATGTTTAATAAGTACTAACTAAATGTTCAGCTAAATGCTGAGCTCATTGTATAACCTCCCCCTTTTATAAATTAAAAAGCTGAGTTGATGCAAAACTCAGCTTTTTTCTTTTCTTGAGTTATCTTGTCATAAAATACAAAATTTCCAACTCAAGAACAATGATGGCAATGTAAATAAAAACCATTTGCTCACCTCCAACTTTTTATTTTTCTTAACACAGTTTAAAACTGATAAAGGAGACTAAAACCAGTATCGTTTTCCATCAATAATTTTCCAGTGTAAGCCTTTGTTTGAAGAAGGCTGTCCTTTGTTTGCAGTGGACAACTTTTTCTTATGTTCATCAGTCAAAGGACCACGTTTCATTCCTGTCATCGAGTCGGATATTTTTCTCTTATGCTCATCAGTCATAGGGCCAAGTTTCTTTCCTTTGTTTGGAGCTGGTTTTCCTTCTTGATGTAAACGTCTATGTTCTTTTGTTGTTAAAAATATAAGCTCTGATGCAGGTCTGCTGTGGTAATACATATCTAGAGCTCTGGTGAAATATCTACAAGTCTTCTTTCACTGTCGCTGTTGTGGGTTTCTAGCCTATGATGACAGATCCAACCTTTAAAGTTATCTTTCTTTGCTGTGGCATAGTTCTCTATATTTTCAGGGTTGTCACCACAAACATATTCAAATTTTCTTTTATTCATTTTCTGGTCTCCTCTATATTTCTCGTTTATGTATTTTTAATGCAACTGTTAAAGGGTCAACACTATTTGGCTTAATAACATTCTTTTTTATAACAACTTCTTGTGGCACTGTTATTATGCACTCTTTTCTTTCAATAAAGTCAGACTTAAATACTTTTACAAAAGTTGAACCATTTGTATGTTTTACTTCAGTGTAGTCAGCAACTTCAAATGCACTGTCTTTTTGAAACTCAATGATGTTATGATATGAATAAAGATACGCTTTCTTTAATGCTGGGACAATATAGATAATGTACGTAGTAAGGTGTTCAACATCAGTGTTTGTCCAACCATAGTTTTTATATGAAGGCCTTGTGTCAAAGCATTCATAAACAAAATAGTCACTGTTATAGTGATGCACTTTACAGTCAATGTAAGCTTTTCTTGTACCAAAGCTAACAATATAGTCAACACCTTTGTACTGAAGTTCTTTGTCTGTTACTTTTTCAATATTTCCCATTGGAAAGAAATGCATAATAGCCTCTCTCTCCATATATTCATTTTCACCAACACTTTGGTCTGTGTAGCGTTCTTCTTCCACAATGTTCTCCTTTATAAACTAACATGGTTCTCCATAATTAGTGGAGAACTTTGATAAAGCTTTAATTATTTTTTGTAAATAACTTAATGATATCAAGTTTTTCTTTCATCAAACTTTTATATCGTTTAAGCCAGTCCAAACAAATTTTTTCTTCAGCACTTAGCTTAATGCCGCGTCTTTCTCTTGAGATAGTCAACACTAAAGCTTTTTGCCAAACTTTTCTTTGTTCTTTATTCAATGCAGACTCTTTTGACATCTATCTTCCACCTCCTAGCAAAATTATAATTACAACAAATGCAAATGTTACAGCAACAGCTGCCAATGTTAGTGCTATCATCATAGCTCTCCTTCAAAAAATGTATGACTCTTAACATTATATGATATAAAGTTCCATAAGTATCGCCTATCTGTAAATAATATTAACGCATCTATATTATTTTTAAGAATATTTCATAGAAAGTTTCAACAAAGCAATAGTAATGTAGTCAAGCTCAAGTCGCTCTTTCCAACTTTCATTATCGTATTCTGGCATAGCTACCAAGCATTCGTTAAAGTATTGTTTCAAACTCTGTTCCATATTGTTTGTCTCCTCAGTTATTTTGTATAGTGCTTTGTGAAAGGTGTGCTTATTTTTTTCAACTAAATACTGTTAATATTAATATTGTGTTTAGGTACGTCTCTTACATTTCAAAGATATGTACTAAATACTAAAGGAAACCAAACCTATTGTTGTTGCTTCGCTGGCCAGCAATAAGTGAGGCGACAACAATAGGAGACTGGATGACAAACGAAAAAGTTTACAAAAAACCACTTGGACAGCTTCAATTAGAGAAGTTTTGTAAAAGTCACAACAACCTTATCATTAACTACATTTCAAAACTTTATGACGGCATTGACTTCAAAATAAAGTTGATGACAAATAAAGAAACCTACCTCAAAAGAAACACTCATTGCGGAGCACATATTTGTGTTGAAACATCAAATGGCAATGACTATTACTATCTAACAACATCACGAAAAGACTATCTTTGTCAAAACTTTTTGACAATAAATAGCAACTTACTTCCTCTTATTAAAAAATGCACATTCAACTATAAAATTCTTCTTTTCAGTGGCGGTAAAATATACAGGTTTAACCAATGGATATTTGATAATGACATTAAAGAGAATGAAAATGGCTTTGTGAATATTCCTTTAATTGAAGCAGAAGATGTTTACAATTACTCTATTGGTGACTTCTCAACACCAGATCATTATGTTGACATTAAATGGGAATGTCTTGGCTATGTAAGATATTCTCAAAAGTTTGATATGCATAAAAAGCAAATAACTATATGTACAAACTATGTTGGTTGTAGAAGAATGAATTTTGACTCTATTGTTAAAGCTTATGCAGCATTGACAGGCGTTGAAGTTAAAGATGGTAAAGTTGTTGGAAAGCCAGTAGCGAATGCAGCTTATAAGAAGTCTTATGTAACATTTAGAAGAGATATAAAGGCCGGAAGTTTATTATTGACAGATGCAAATGGCAAAGAGTTCAAAGCCACCATTATTTCCAGTGTTGTTCCAACTGTGGCAACTGAGGCTCCTGCCGAAGTGACCACTTCTATATTAGTTGAGAAGCCATCAACAACTAATAGTGATGTGGTCATCGCAAGCGATGTCCAAGAGAACTGCAACAATGGAAATGTTGGCGGGCAGCGCCGCCTTGATAAAGAACTTAATATTATTGCTGATAAGCTTGCAGAAAATGAAACTATAAAGTATACATCGGCTGAAATACAAAAAGCTGTTGTTTCTTTTGGCTCTAACAGAAATATGCTTGCTGCATATACATTAGGCTTAACTGAAAAAGGACTATATAAAGAAGCTACATATGCTGCTAAAGTGTTTGAAGCATTAAACAGTGTTGACTTTAACTAAATAATAAAGGAGATAATAAAATGGCAATGACACAACCAACTATAGAGTACTTTAAAGCTCATCATTCAGATGACTTATTAAATGCTATTGACAAAGCATATAGAGTATGGTACAGAGATGAGTTTAAGAAAGAAGATGATGACCAAACAAAACTAAGCTTACTTCATTTTTTGTTGGAAAAATGCTTTTTTACTAATGATGATATTTATACTTTACTTGCATTAAAAGTTGTTAATGTTTGGTTAAAAAAGAATGACCTTTACTATGATAGTAACCGGCTTTTTGAACTTCAAAAAATAGCGCCAAACACAGAGAATGAGTTTGGATCTGTTCATCTTACTGTAAAAGTTGAGTTAAAAAACTTACCAAAGACAGTCGAAGAGTACATAGTTGGACAGACTCAGCTAAAAGCAAAATATATTACAGAAGTAGCTGTAACAAACTGACAAGACAAACAAAAGGAGGCAGGCCGCGGTACTGAAGAACACCGCACCGATAATATAAAGTCATAACACAACGCCAACAATACGTTTCCTTCCCCTCAGTATTGTTGGCACTAACTATTAAGGAGAATACAAATGAAGATAACTACCACTAGTACAGACATATACCCAACATTAACAAACACAAATACATATGACGCATTTATGGACTCACTTTCATTTGAAAGAGATAATGCAATAGAAGCAGTTTATCACAATGGTTACATAACTGAAGACGAAGTTAAACAGTTGAAAGAAGATGGTTATGCAAATAGAAATGCACTCACTAATATTTATATAGCAGATGCATTAGATAGTATAACATTGTATTGTCTTGAGTATGAAGATGCAGACTTAGTCTCAAATATAAATACACTATTTAAGTTATCATATAAGAAAGATAACGGCATCTTAATAGATGAACTCAATATTGACATTGCTAACTAACTTAACAGGAGAAACTATAATGAATGTTATTTAAATGGAGGAAACATTGGCATCAAAGAAGGAACTAACAAAAGCTGCTCGTGATAAGAGAGCATTCAGAGCAAGCACTAAATGGAAGAACTTCAGGCAGCAAATATATCATTCACAAAATGGTAAAGACCTTATCACATTAACGCCATTACCAAAAAGCTTTCACGTTCATCACCGTTTGTTAAGCGAAGATGAATACTCAAACATTGAGAATGGCGACAACTTTATTGGGTTGTTACCATCACTGCATAAAAACGTCATACACTTGCTGCTTAGATATATAAAGAAATATCATTCTATGGAAGTGGTTGACAGGTTGTATGACGAACTTAAATTAGAGGCCAAACTAAACGGTTATATTGACGAGGATGAATGAAATGACTGAATTTCAGAAAGGTATTCTAAGTATTATGAACAAGCCAACAGCTACAAAGCAGAAGAAGTCGGCCAACCATATTTATTTGAAGCATGGTTGTGCTGAGTTAAGAGCTCAACTTTCTGAACAGAAGAAAGGACGACATTGGCGCTTAGAGAACGGAAAGCGTGTTTGGTACTAACTATTATATAGGAGATAATAAATAATGAAAGAGTTTTATATCAATGTACAAGGCGGCACAGGACTTAACATCTGTCTTGCCTCTATTATTACAGCTATTAAGAAAGAGTTCCCTGGTGAATACAAGTTCTTTGTATGTTCGCCATACTTTGACATCTTTGAGTCTTGTCCTGCTGTAGATGGAGTTTATAAACCACAGGAACTTAAAGATATGATCTATGACGCAAAAGCAAATTACGGCGTTATTATAAACCAGCGTCTTTATGATACCAACAGCTTTATCTACAAACTTGCTACTTATGAAACAGCTTGGTGTGACTTCTTTGGTATTAAAGCAGACTTTGTTGGTACTGATGGTCAGGGTATGAATGTAACATCAGTACTTGAACCAGAAAAGAAATATCCATTCCTTCTTCAGCAAGTTGCAGAAGTTAAGAAAGGTTTGAAAAATAAAAAGTTTATCTTGGTACAGTGGCATGGAGGACAGTCTCCATTGGTACAAGTTCCTGCTGATAAGAATGGCCAGCCTGACTGGTCTAAGGTTCCATACAACTATGACAATGAGCCGCTTAAACGTCATTATCCAATGGAGAAAGCAAATGAGTTTGTAAACCTCTTTAAACAGGAACATCCTGATGTTGAAGTTATTGAATACAGCTTGCCAAATGAGCCACACTGTGACAATACTATAAAGTTTGTTGCTCCTTACCTTGCGTATTACTTGCTTGCTAAAGATAAAGACTGCATTGGAGCTGTTACTATTGACTCAAGCTTACAGCATCTTATTGCTGGCGTAACAAAGAATGTTGTTATTTGGGGACATTCTATCAATGCTTCAAATGATGGCACTACTATTTATCAGAACCCGTTTGGCTACAGATATAACAAAAATATTGTGCAGCGCTGTAGAAGAGATGATATCTTGTTCTTCAGCGCACTTGGTCCATCTGGTGCTAAGGTAACTTATATTGAGCCAACAGATCTTTGTATTCAAGTTGATGAATATTTGTTTAACAAATAACTAAATAAATATGCAGCATAGGCAGTTCCTATCGGTTTAATACACTTCTTTACTTACTGCCCGCTGTTACATTGGCCGTAACTCCCATAGTATGAAGTCAGAAATGGCGTTAACCAAGGGGAGGCGGTCATTCTTATATAGAGGAGTTAATATGACATTTGAAGAAATTACAGCAGCGCCGTTTCATATCCCTTATTATAAGGAAATACTTGAACTTGTAAAAAAGTTTAACTTAAACTTTGGAAATGTTATACACGACTATGAACATGTGTATTTTAATATAGCTGAAGAGGATCACTCTAAGACAATAGAACTTCTTCAGGACTACTATACTAATAAATATTCTAAGGAGAAAACTGATGACCAACTTTAATAGTTTATATTCACCACTTGGCAGCATTATTGCAACTGCATGCATTATTACTGGGCATGACCAGAAAACAGCATTGAAAGTTTTTAAGCGCATTCTTACACTTAAGTCACTTATGAGAATGTCAATAGTAGACATATTCAAAAAAGCTCTTGAATATTTGAAAGTTGAAGATCCTAACCTTTACAATGGAACAGCTGTGTTACTTACAGATAAGAAAGGTGTTATGAGTCCACTTGTAACATATTGTATGTCTGGTGTGCCTATATCAATTCGAGCTGATGGTATGAGAACAGGCATTCTTTATGTTTATGATAAAGATCCAGAGAGAGTAGAATGTGAGGTGTTGGAATGGTAAAGAAAGTTTGGCTCAACTATGCTAAAGCTGTTAAAGAAAACTTGTTAGTGTCAAGAGAAGAAGTACTTAACAAATACAGCGATAACAGCCGCTTTAATACTGATAAGTACAAACTCGTTATAGGTATGCCAATACTTATAAATGTTGAAGGACACTATATTGAAGCAAAAAGTTTGCCATCGTTAACAAGACAAAACTTAAATGAATATATGATGTCTTTGAGAACTGGGCAGCCAACAGAAGACTTATTTATTTTCAAATGGAGCGTCTTTACAAAATGTTAACTATTGAAGAAAGACAGGCTGAATTTGATGCAGCTTATAAAAAATATTTAGATACAGGATCTAAAGAAGCTTGGGACACTGCTTTCATAAGAGTTGTTGATGCGTGCCAAAACATTGCAAAAAGACTTATGCAAGGTAAGCCATATAACCCAATGACAGAAGAGCGTGCTATGGATGCTGCTATTATAATTATGGATAGACTTAAGAGACTAAGATACTATCCTGTTACTTTAAGCAGTTATTGTTATTTACCAACTTATAAAGAATTGTTTGACATAAAAGCTCAACGATATGATAAACTTGTTATAAACAGCGACTCTTATATGTTAGACAATTTGAATGAAGACTATGCTGAAGAGGAAGAAGATAATGAAGAATACTATTAAAAAACTTATTGCTCAGTGCAAGCTTAACCATGACTACTTTATTGACCACTGCTTAGAAGTTTCAGACATAAAAAGACTTATGGAAAAGTTGAACATTGGACAAGAGATCATCATAAGAACACCTGACAACATTACTATAACTATTAAAAATGTTGATGGCAAAAAGACTTCAAAAGTTGACTGGGCTGGAGGCTCACAATAATGAAACGAATAAGTTATAGCATTATAGTAAACGGCGTTAACTCTTGTACTAGCGGCTGTACATATTGTTGTGCTGCTAAGACTTCTAAATACAGTATGGCAAATTATCATAATGTAAAGCTTGAGCAAATACCATCATTGTTAAGAAAGAATAATGCTATAAACTCAGAAGAAGCTAAATGGGACTTTGTTGCATTAGAAGCTACTCTTGATAAAGATATTAAAGAAGTAAAGCGCATCTCTGATACAGACGGTTATACTTTACATATTGATGCATGGGGCGCTGACCCATTATCAGCATTTAACAACTTACAAGAAATGTACTTCTTCTTTGAAGCATTTACAGCAGAAAGAAATATGAAGCTCGACTTTCATACGTCTACAAATGGTTTACCTTTCTTAATAGATGAATGGATAGACTGGGTTGAGGAGCATAACATTCATGTTCAGCTAAGCCATGATGGTTTGGGACAATGGATGAGAACACAAGATATTGACCCACTTAAGGATATTCCAAGACTACAAGAAGCAATAAAGAAAGGCACCGTTGACTGGATAAACTGTACATTAAACTATTGGAACTGGAGCCCAATAGACAATATGAAATATTATATTGATATATTGAAGCCACTGTTCCCTGATGCGGCTACTAACAAAATATTTAACAAACTTTACATCAAACTTAACCACATATATGACTCTGACTATGACATTGCTGCTAAAAACTATAAAGGCAATATTTGTGGCTATACTCTTGAAGCTCTTAAAGATAAGCCTATAGGAAACTTAGCATTAAGAAATGATAGAGCTCTTGCTGATGAATATGGTGTTGAAGTATTAGCACATGTACTTGATGACTATATTGCAGAGTGGTATCGTTTGGCATATATTATGAATAACAGTAACTGGGCATATTACATTCCATTCAAACGTTATGTGTTAAGTGAACTCAACAGAGGTGGCAACTATAAAGACCATTATGGACCAGACAGTGGAGCTTGTAGAAACTTTCAAGCTACAAAACATGGTATAGCTACCACCGGCGGCTACACACGCACATCTACATTTGTTATTGACACTCTTGGTAAATATTGTGAATGTAACTTACTTGACTCTGACCATTCAGTAGATAACCCAGGCGGAGTACTTCCTGAATATTGTGCTAAATGTCGCTTCAGATATTCAAAAGTTTGTAACAGATGTGGAGCTGTAAACTTTAGAAAGCATTGTGAATACAACTATGCATGGAATGTTTTCTTAAACAATATGAAACATCTGCGTTTTATAAAGACTAATAAATAAGGAATAAACTATGAGCATATCAAGAAGAGGATGTAAAGAAAATAATAAACAAAACTTTGCTAATGACCCTGCTAAAGCATCAGCTGCTGGTAAGAAAAGCAAGACTCCTGCAAATGCTATACTTAAGTCAGACGCTATTAGAGAAGGACGACATAAAAGACTTACACCTGAAACACAACAAATGGTTAGAGATGAACTAACAGCAGTTGACTCAAAAGGCGTGCCTTATATACATAACTTCATTAAGTCATTTCTTAAAGAAGCTAAAGATGATCCAAACTCACAGGCTGCTAGAATGTTAGCAAATGCCATCTTTAAAGATGACCTGTTGTCAACACTTGATGCTGAAATGAATAGACAGATGGCTAAAGACGCTGAATTTACTATTTATAGAATTCGTAACACATTGTATGATAAACAGAAAGAAGTGTTTGATGATAAGTTGTCAAAAACTATTGAATGTATCTGTACACGCCGTGCAGGTAAAACAGAACTTATTGCACGTATGCTTGTAGCTGAATGCGTTAAGCCACCATTTGAAACTCCTGTAGGAAAGACACTTGAAAGAAACGCATTATATCTTAACAGAACATTTGATAACGCTGTAGGACAAATGGGCAAACCTGTAACTGACATTCTTGACAACCTTGATATTCATTACACAGGCAACCCAGGTAGTGGAAAGATAACTCTTGAAAACGGCGCTACAATTTCTTTTGGTGGTTATAACAACAAAGGTGACATTGATAAGTTTCGTGGGTTTCATTATAGCATGGTTGCACTAGATGAAATTTCGCATTTGCGTAACCCATCTGTTTTAATGAAAGAAACTCTTGAGCCAGCATTAAAAGACTATGGTCACGAAGGACGCATGATAATGACTGGAACTCCTCCAAGAACTAAAGTAAATTATGCATATCAGCTTTGGCACAACCCAAACATTAAGCATTATCACTGGTCATTTATGGATAACCCATTTATACCAGAAAAAGAACAGATCATAGCTGATGTTTGTAAAGAACATGGTGTTGATGAAAGTGCGCCTTTTATCCAAAGAGAATACTATGGTAATATGGAAGCATTCGATACAGATGCTATGATATTTAGAGGCTATAAAAAAGTTGATAAATTACCAGCTCAAACTTGGGATAAAGCTTTAGTTGGCGTTGACTGGGGTTATGAAGACAAGGCAGCTGTTGTATCAGTGTTATACAAAGGCAAGGTTGCATACATTATTGACTCTTGGGCTGAAAGTAAAAAGTCTATTTCTGAAATATGTCAAGAAATACAGAGACAACTTTCAAATATAAAAAATAACTACAGCGTTACACAACAGCCATGGGTTATTTGTGATAACAACGAAAAAAGTGCTGTTTATGAATTGTATCAAACATACAAAATAACTAACGCTTACTGTGCATACAAGTATGATAAAGATATGGCTATAGACCAACTTGCTGAATGGTTAAGAACAGGTACTATAAATGTTGTTGACACGCCAAACAATAAGCCTATATTAGATGACCTTGAAAATATGCTTTGGAAAAGAAGTGAAGAAACTGATGAAGTAACACACGAAGTCGACGACGAAGAATATCATGGAAATGCTGCATTTGCTTTGTTGTATTTGTCAAGACAGTTCGCATTTGACGCATTAGGCTTAGTTGACGCTAATAAAGAAGCTAAGCATATTGTTAAGGAGCAGTTAGGATGAGTTCACAAGCAGTAGGAATGCACCCACTTAGTCCACAACCATTGGACTTAAACATAACATTAAGAACAATATTAGCTGCTGAGAAACGTAACTACAATGAACTGATATCAAACTTAAATGATATCAACTCATACAATGACTCAATAAAGAAACAGATACAACTTGCTATAAGTCTTATGACACAAGTCAACAAAGCGGCTGACATTCTTATTGAGTTTGAGAAAAGAGTAATAGCAGCATTAAACATCAGAGTAACACAAAAGCAAGTTAATGATGCTGCTGACTATTGCTATGAATGTAATGAAAGTAATGCTTCAATACAAGGATGGGACAGTAATATAGTATGACCATACAATGTAACTTAAATAACTTAGTAACATTAAGCAACACGCCTGAACAATATAACAGAAGTGTAAACCGAATAAATAAAGATATCTGTTTAATAGGCAATGAGTTTCAAGCTGCTTTAGACTGTTCAAATGCATGTTATGACTCATACACAACAGCAGTAACCAACTTCTGTTCATGTACTTGTGACTTGTATAATGAGCTTAATGCTATTGATGGCTTATTACAAGCATGGCGTAACTATACTCCTGTGTATCATAGCCGACTTATTCAGTTTACATTACAAGGCATAGTATGTACTGATATTGACCAAGATACATGTCAAGAAACAGGCTGGTGTGCTTACTTAATAGCAAAATGTATTGCATATGCTTGTCAAAATGATGGCGGTTTTACTCCTACTCTAACTGCAACAAGTTTATGCAACAACTACTACATTTATTGTAGAACACCAATGACATTCAACTTGCCACATAGCTGTTCATCTCCATTAAACAACATGGCATGCTTTAATGCTAATATGGTTCTTGGTTATTGGGATAATAATGGAACTAAATGCCCAGGTACTGTTACATTCAGCACTAATACTGTAATAGATGTAAGCGCATTATTGCCAACATCTATTTGTTGTTTTGTCAACTTTAACTATGATGCACCAGGTTATTGTTGTTCATGTGACTTCCTTAACAGATATTGCAGCCATACTGGCTACAACTTTACTTCTGCTATTAAAGTTACAAGAAAACATCAATGGGTAACATCAACATAAAAAAAAGTATAACATAATAAACAAATAAATAAATAATAAATATAACAATAGTTAAAATATTCGTTTAGGGTAACAAAATGAACAAAATAACATACACTGCCATTAAAAAGAATACTGATACATCAAGCAGAACAACATTAGCTATGTTCTTGCCACAATACAATAAGTTGAAAGTTGACTTAGAAGCTCTTAACATTGATGCTGTACTTAATGATATCTCTCAACTTTCTAGTGATATTGACATTATTATATCAAACTTAAAAGAACAAAGCGCAGAGTTGAGAACAGAAGCGGTTGATGACAAAGTAAATACTGGTTGGCTTGACGTTGTTGACAGAATACTTGACAATGCATCTGAAACTGCTGAACAGCTTGATGACATTACTATAGAACCAGATGGATGTGGTGAATGCGATGAATGTCAAACTGCTGAAACAGTTGACTGTGGTGAAACTGGTTGTGACACTATCATTGATGCTTGTGGCGTTACTCAAGCTGACCCATGTATAAATGGAGAAGCAACACCAGAACCTGACATCCCAGATGAACCTATTACTTGTGAAACATGCGATACTGGCTGTGATGTTTGTGATGCATCTGAAACAAGTGGCTGTGTTGTTGACTCATATGTCTGTGATGCTTGTGACTCTGGCTGTCAGTTAAATGATGCTGGTGAAATATGTGATGGCAATGACGCTTGTGGTTCTGGACAAGGTAGCTGCGGAGCTTGTGATAACATTGACGATGATAACTGTTCATCTAATAACGCATCAGGTAACTGCTATGGTAATAATGCTTCAGGAGACTGTATCTTTAGCAATAACACAGGTGACTGCCTTAGCCGTAATAATGAGGGTAGTTGTGAGTCAACTAACAACACTGGAAACTGTGACTTTAGCAATGAAGCAGGAGAAGCTGTTGGCTGTGAGTCATATAATACAAGTGGTAACTGTGAGATGAACAATGACTCAGGTAACTGTGACCTTAGAAATACAGAAGGTGACTGTAACATAAATAATGGAACAGGCAACTGTAATGGTGACAATAATATAGGTGACTGCTTTACAACCAATAATGTTGGTGACTGTTCTATGAGAAATGACGAGGGCCATAAAAAAACTGAATGCGGTGCTGGACAAAATACTTGCGGGGCAGCAGATACATGTGGTGAAGGCCAACTTGACTGTGGTGAAACAGGCTGTTATTCAGATGCTGGATGTGGTGGCTGTGATACTGATGACTCATCTTGTGGTGGTTGTTTTGGTTGTGACTCATGTGAGGCAGATGACTGTGGAGCTTGTGACAATGATGACTCGTGCACAGGATGTGAAGCAACAGAATTAGGAGGAGACTAATAATTACATGAGAAGCTTATTTCCGACAAAAGATAGCAACCCAGCATATATACCATCTGATAAAGAACAGTATGTTACAAAGTCAGACTATGACGCTTTGGTTGCATTAGTTAATGAATATGAAGAAGCGCTTGAGACAGCTATTGATAACTTTGACCAATGGAAAGCTGACATACAGCAAGCATTTCAAACAGGAACTTTAACAACAGACCAACTTAATGCTATAAATGCTAATATAAGTGGCATTATTTCAACTGATAAAGTAAGCACTACTACAAGCGTAATGTCAGAGCATTTTCAAGGCAACACAGCTTATTTGCAGAATATTACTGCAGCATGTAAAGTTGTTACGCCAGTTGTATGCGCTGTTGATAAAGTTGAAACACCTAAAGTTGAAACACAGTGCATTGTAACAGATGACATTACCGTAAACAATGCAGTAAACTACAACACTACAAACACAGCTTGTGCTACTATTACAAATGCTGATGTTTCTTGTGCGACTATTACAGATGCATCTATTCATGAAGCTGCTGTATTCTGTCTTGATGCTGATACAGTACAAGCTTGTACTGGCTGCATTGATACTATAATTATGAATGACATTACATCATGTTTTGGTAATATCAACCGTTTAACAACTGAGTTCTTTAAGCACAACACTGCTGAACAAGCACAGACATTAGTTACACCTGCTGACTTCTACATTGAGTTGCCATACTTTAGCAATGGTTCATATCGTCTTATATCAAAAGATGCTCAAGAGAATGAGCTTTGGTCTATAAGCGTACACAATGAGTCAGGTAACAACTTCGTTATTACTTGGTCAAGTGCTGAAGCATTATCCAACTATCTTGAAGACTTGTACATTTATCAGGATCGTTTCTATTTCCATGGCAACAGCAATGGTAAAGCTCAAACTATATATCATATCAGTGATACACTTGAGAATGACACCGACCCAACTATTTACACAGATGGTTGGCCATTTGACCCAACATCACTTGATGTACAGAAATATTGGGTATTTCAGTTTGCTCATGGTACAAAGTTTTTCCGTAATGTATCATTTGCTAATGATAGCGCTATTACATCGCCATTAAGACTTATCAACTGTGATGATGTTGAATGCGCAAACCTTCCAAAGACTTATGATACAACTGAAGACACAAACGTTGTACTTTATCAGCCTGACCAGAACTTAAACACAACATCATGTGTTACATTCAACAGAATAACTACGGCAGACTATACTGACCCAGATACTGGTGTTACATCTACTTCATTAGCTTGTCACCCACATCTTGAGGTAACAGAAGATATTGTTGCTCCATCATTAAATGTTTCATGCGCTTGCATCGATAAGACAACTGTACCAAATGGTTTAGTTATTGACTGTGAAGGAACTTTCATTAAGTCAACTGGTGAAGATACATGTGACTATGTAAACCCAATAGCAACATTTAAGGCGGATGAATGTTGGGAATGCGCTGACTGTGGACTTGTTGCTTATGATAAGAATACTAACTCATTAAGACCAGCAGATGATGTTCATATTGTTGGTAACTTGACAGTTGAATGTGTTCTTACAGCTTGTGGTCCAGTTATTGCTTGTGAAGATGTTACAGTTGCTTGTGACTTGCATGTAAATGGTGATGCATTTATCGCAGGAACATTGCATTACACAGAAGAAGAGACAATAAACTCAACAGCTGACAACATTATTCTTAGACAGAATAACCCAACGCCTTTGGCTGCTGGTCAACATTCTGGAGTTATCATAAATAATGCTACAGCTACTTCATCAACTGCTATTGCTGTTGACTGCACTGGAACTGTTAGAGTTGGTAATGCAACTGCTTCAAACACAACTTATACAGATATTTACTTAAGTGAGTCTGATGGTAGATGGTACTCTGATGCTGAACTTACTACAGAAGTTACTCCAAATGGTGACTTAACAGCTTGGTCTTCAACTGAGAAGACAGAAGACTATACACATTACACAGATGCTGTATTTACAGTTTACAGCATTAGTTCAACTCAGCCTTTAGCTACTCGGGATGAAGAAACTAACATGGCGGATGCAATGCCTGTTATCTGGGATGCTTCTTGTAACAGAATAGTAACAACAGCACCAGCAAATGGTTGCGCATGCATGGGGCTTGTCACATGTATAGATAGTGTAACTGGCTGTTTAGGAACAACTTGGCAAGATATGCATCCTGCTGCTGTTAGCTGTCACTATGCAACAATGGCCGACTTTAATGCAGATATCGCTAATATACCTAATGATGCGTTTGTTATTATTGATGAATGCAATGACTATGTTTATAGCGAGGAGAGATAATGCAAACATTTATATTTAATGGAACAACTTGTTGTCTTGAGAACATTGACAATAACCTAATACCCAACTATCAAGATGAAGCAGCTATTGTGACAGCTATTCAGAATGGTTGTCTTAATGAAGGCCAGATAGTTACAACATTATCAGCTTGTGATACAGTACCTTTAGTTGGAGACGCTTGCAGAGTGTTTGCTAATGCGCCTTCTTCAGGTTATGTAACTTTGGTTGGAACATCTGGTGGAGCTTACTCATGTGTATACTCTTCAGGAATGACATACACTTTGGCAACAGATACTCTTAATGTTACTAACTTAACAGTTACGGGCTGCATCAACGGTATTTGTTACAACTGCTATGCTCAGACTTGTGACATTCCTGATGTTTCAAACTATGTCACATCAACAGACTTAACAACATGTCTCGGGGACTATGTTACTACTACATGTCTTACAGCTTGTTGTTACGCTACAGAAACAGTTGCTGCAAACTGCGCTTGTGCATACTTTGAAGACTGTTTCGCAGACTGCTTTGCTTGTTGCATTGATGAATGGTTTGACTGTCATAAAGGCGATATCAATACTGCTGACCCTGGACGTGACAATAGCCTTTGGGTAATATAAGGAGAATAAAGAAATGGCAGTTTATGTTATAAAGTGTAACCCACTTTCTGGATGTTTAGAGCCAACAAAGGTTTCAGGTAATGAAAGCTTAACATTAGGCTGTGTTTGGAATAGTACCGATGTTGCTGCAACAATAAATGACTGTGACGGCTGTCAGTTGGCCCAGCTTAACCAAACATCAGTTGCTATTGGTCTTGGTGCTACAGCACTTAATAATGGTACTTCACTTGGTCTTGGAGCATCATCAACTTGCACAGCTATTGCATTAGGTTGTGGCGCTACAGCTACAGATAATGGCATTGCTATAGGAACAAACTTAACTGCTTGTTGTGATGAAGTACTTATTGGTGATAAGGTAATAATAACTGATAACACAGTAATAAATGGCTCTGATGGTGGATGCTCTAATGTAGTAGCAATAAACGCTACTGCTACTGCTTCTTGTCAAGTTGCAGTAAATGGCCTTATTGATGTAACTTCAGACTATGTAACGCTCGGAAGTGCAACTGGTGCTGCTTCTGCAGTATCTATTGGTGCTAGTGCAACTGGAACTGCTTGTTCAGTAGCTATTGGTTGTGGTGCGTCAGTAAGCTGTGCTGGTGATGTTGCTATCGGTAGAGGTGCTGTTATTACATGTGGTATTGATATTAAGAGCACTAGTGCAGAAGTTTATATAAACAATAGCAGCGTTTGTCTTGGTAACTGTAATGTATCAAATAATGCGTTAACAGGTGAAGTACTTATAGGTCATTACAACTCCATTGGAAATGTTGATGCAGCTCAAGTAGTTGCTATTGGTTCAGGAAATGAAGTAAACTGTGATGCTACTGGAAGCATTCTTATAGGCGGTGGAAATGCAGTATGTAGCTGTTTAACTGATGCTATTCTTATTGGTACAGAAATAGGTTCTCAGTATGATACATACGCATCTGACATACATGACTCGGATGTTGTTATTGGTGATGCTTCAAGTTACAATAAGTTCTGTAATAATGGTTATAGATATCATAATGGTTGTTTGATGACGGGACGCATATTAAACTGTGCTGCTGAGTTACCAGCTACAAACTGTGACTTGCTCTTATACTATGTTCCATAATAATGAGGTACTAACTTAATATGGCAAATATAGGTTTCATATCACCAAGCGGCGTTAGCTGCTGTATTCCAATATCATCAACACAGCAAACTCATCCAAGTTTAGCATTTGTGGATCCAAATGGTATAACACAATATGTTGCATTATCAACTACTCTGGGCTCTGGTAAGCCTCATATACAATATAATGGCGTAACATATTCTGTGGGTCAACCACCAGCGCCTCATGTTGGCGCTATTCGTATAAATGCAACAAATGTTGAATATTGCTGTTCTTATAACTTCAATACAACTATTCAGTATGAAGCATGTGATGGTACTTGTAATAAGACATTTATCATTGGACTTAACCCAACATTTACATCTGCTGCTACAGCAACTGTAACTTATAACAGTAAGAACCAAACTGGAACAAGTTTAACTATTGATGAAATATTACAGTGCTTGATAGACAGGTCAACTACAAACTGTTGGTCAGAGACTAAGAGAGTTTGGGATAATGCAAATGAGAGAGTTGAACAAGGCTGCACTGACTCATATGTTAGATATGTCATAAATGTTCAAGACTCATGTTACTGGTCTAGTTCTTGCTCTTATTGTACTACTTGTTTCTCTCCATCTGGTGGCGTTTCAAACATTCCTCCTAAATGCTGGACTGACTATGTTTCATACAACTTAAACAGAACATCTGGTACCTTCAATATAGGATGTACTCAACAGTACAACTGCTGCAACTTGTCAAATGTTCCGGCTTATTCTTGCATTACTTATTGTGACCCAGAGTCAGACTATTGTTTGGGTTGGCTTAAATGTACACCGCTTCCTCGAGCACTCATTACAACTGGTGGTTCTGTGCCATCTGCTGTAACCATTACACAAGGTGCTGTAAACTGTAATAATGGTTATGCTTGTGCGCATCTAAATGCTGGTTCTTCATTCAGCACAACAGGCCCTGGTGTATATAACCTCACTGGAACCGGTTATATGTGTTGGCCTAGCTGTACTATGTTTGTACCTGAGTGGACTATAAACTACGGTACATTCTGCGGCCTTACAGGCCATTGCTGCTACGTTATGAACTTCAACCTCAGCCCATCAGTTTCTGGTGGAAGGTGGTCAGATGGTACAACGACTTGGTACCCAACTATACATGGCGGTTTCTCTGGTCAGTGCTTGTATGGAAATGGAGCTGGAACTGGTTGTGTTAGAGCTACTGCTGGTACAAACGGTGGTGGTGCATCTAAGTCATGGCAGAACTTTGCAGCGCCACAGGTTTGTCATGCCTTCTGGTCCTGAGTTAATATCTTTCTATAGGAGATAAGAAATAATGATAAAGAGAAAGTTTGAAAGATATTGTAAAGACATTACTAAAGTTGAGAACTATGCAAAGGCTGCAGAGGTAAACTTCAAAGGTTGGGTCTGTCATCATAGAATGGAGACTCATAGAAGAAATGGAAAGCCAAGAGTTACAATATTGTCAAGGCAAGACCTTATTGACTGGGGCATTTATTATAACAGGCCTGCTTCAGAGTTGATATTCTTGACAAAGAGTGAACATAGTTCTTTACCAATGTCTGAAGAAACAAAGCGTAAGATGTCAGAAGCAAAGAAAGGAAACTCTTGGAATAAAGGGAAGCCTGGGCCTAATAGAGGCAAGACATTCTCTGAAGAGCATAAGAGAAAGTTGTCTGAAGCTAAGAAAGGAAAGCCAACTTGGAATAAGGGAAAGAAGATGTCTGAAGAGTCTAAACACAAGATGTCAGAAGCTCGTAAAGCATACTGGGATAGGAGAAAGAAAGATGCCAGCACTTTACTTTAATAATGGTGGTGTAACTTGTTGTACACCATTAAGAACATATCAACCAGCAGGTAGTCATTATTTAGGCGTTTCAGTTTCTGGTACACCATATTACTTGCAGTTGAGCGCTTCATCAACGCATCCGATGAAAGTCAATATTGGTGGTACTCAGTATGCCCCAATAGTTTATCCAACAAACACCGATATACTTATTACGCCAACATTCATTTGTAAGAGACGCGCATCAACAGAGGCACTCTGCTTCTACTCTAACGGTAACTTAATATTAAATACAGCAGGTACAGCCTGCTGTGCTATCAGTATTCCAGATGATGATGTCATTACTATTTGTGGACCATATAGTGGCTGTTATAACAACTGGACACTTAATGATGGTTACTTAGCACTCAACTTCACTGAACAGAATGCTTGTTTCTATATCAATGCAACAACTCAAGTAACATCAGGCTGTGGCTTCACATATCATTCAGAAGTAGATGGAGATGGCTATAACTACGTATGTTCTGTTGATGGTGGTCCAGCTGCAAGTGGACATAATATATACACTATTATTTATGCACTCTGCTTCACAACTACTCATACTTACAGTGGTTCTGTTACAACTAAGGCAAATAATGGTGACAACGTTTACACTACTTGCGCTACAACATTCAGTGGAACATTAAACCCAAACTGTTTCGATAATGTAAACATTTGTTTCCCAGCTATGACGAATATGTGTATGCATGATAATAACTGTGCATATGCATCTTATATTGGACTTGAACTTAATGGATGCTGTTTCATAAATAGCACATCTTGTCCAGCGATGTATTGCTGTGGGTTTGAGGGCAGTCCAGCTGGCGCAGTATTATATCCAGCAGGAATATTCTGGTGGTCTGGAAGTGGTGCTGGCATTCACTGCTTGACATTTAAGGACTACTCATTTACAAGAGTTGAGGTATAAGAAATGGAACTTATGAGCATTTTAGGACAACTTGCTTATATATTACCATTATTGATGGTTATATATCAACTAGGACGAGTTATGGCTGAGCACCACAGAATGCATGATGATATACTTTAACTTGAAAAAGCTAATAAAG